GATTGTCCTCCCGAGTCCCGGCTAGTAGCCTCAGGCCTTCAAGGTTACTGCCAAAACAGTTGAGGAGGGGTTGGCAGATCCTTCCTCGAATCTGTCTAACCTCGACGGCTGTGGAACCACCCCGTGACTCCGTTAGGACAACCCTATGAGCCTCTAGAGGCTTTCTTAGTTAGCATTGATACACCGGCACCGATAGTGTCTAACTTCGATACCGACTTAAGATGGTCAGTCACGACGCGGGCCTTGACCATGTTGACGTAAACCCCTCCACCTAAGGACCAGTAGACTGTGTAAGAACGTGATAAAGATAAGATAGGGATCGTGAATTCCAAGACTCTACTCACTGGTTTCCCATGAGCATCGACAGCCGGCTTATCAACGATATGGCCTAGGTTACTAAGAGCAGTAGTGAATACAGAGTAAGTGATCTGAGAACGCTCCTCAGCGGTGTTATCTAATCGTGTCCAAATTGAGTTCCTAAGTGAATCTAGCAGCCCCAATCTTGCAGCCCGTGTAACAGTCACAGTACCTGATCTCAGCTGGGCCAGGACCTGGCCTACTCGGTTCGCCTCGGACAAGGCCGCCTGCCAAGAAGGTCCATTCGGTCCATCTTTGAACAGTAAGTGTGACTCCGCTAAAACCGCCTCCTTTTGTGGTTTAGTCACAACCATTGACTCCAAAGCCTCAATATCCGCTTGACCCACTGAACGTAAACGTGTGTTGATGATCTCGGCCTGACGTATCAGAGCCTCCAGCCTCTTTAGCTGCTCCGCAATGACAGTAAAAGTGTATGCATCGATGATGTCCTTCTCAGTCAGTGTAACTTTGTCTGACCACTTTGATATCTCGAGAGCGGGATACAGGGGACCTGTAACGCTGTGTAGTCCGACGATGTCAGCTGGAACGGAGTTTATCTTGATTAGTGTCTCTAGTGAATCTGAATCCATCCCACTACCCAAGAACGCAAGTAACGGTCTGTTTGGCTTTACGCCTGTACGTTTAGTGATGAAGTCCTGAATTATAACCCCCAGCTTACCGAAACGAGGCAGACGAGCTAACAGTTTGACAGGGAACACAGACAGTTCGACACCATCTATGAACAACCGCTTAGCCATCTCACCTGCTGAAGCC